GAAGGGGAGAAGGGAGTATTTTGAAAAAGGGTTTTTTGAAAAAAATAAAAATTGTTTCTGGGGGGATATACCCATACACACGTCGGCCGTCGGCCCCTGGGGGCCGGGGGAGCCTGGGGATTTCCCACGGCGCCCGTGATCACTGGCCTTGGTGATCCGCGGCGGATTGAGCTCGAGCGGTAGCATCCCGTGATCACCGGGAATGGTGATCCGCGTGTTGTTGGTGGCGAGCGTGTCGCTGACCCTTTTGTTTCCCCGTTGTTGTTTGCATGAGTTAATTGTATGCCAGTCGTTGCACACTGTCAACACAATTCCAGGGATTTTTTTGGAATCCGGGGGAATCCAGGAACCGGAAAACGGGAAAATTGCGGGATCCTGTCACACTGTCACACTACATAGAATAGTGTCACACTGTCGCAGTTGCGTGATCCTGGGAAGCCGCGGGGAAGCGCCAGGAATGGCAAATTTGTTCCGGAATCACTCGAGTGTGACAAAAGCGCACGTCCGGGGAGACATTAGTTTATTCATTTTTTTCTGATTGCCAGACAATCCGATTTTCCACGATTGCATATCCCGAAATTCAGTTCTTTTGTCACACTAGCAAAAAAGCACCCATTATGTGTTGACACTGTGTAACATACGTTATACGCTTACCCTGTAAGCCGCAAACAAAGGGGATCACATGAAAGCTTTAATGGTAGTCCTGGTCGGACTGGCAATCGTTGGCGGGATGGACGTGGAAGAGCAATCAAGGCAAGAGCGGGAGTATTGTTCGATGGTGAGCGCTGGTCACTGGCCGGCGTATCGTGATGACGTTAACTGTAACTAAAACCATAGTAAATGTGAGGTAATTATGAATAGCGTGATTAACCTGGGTGATCTCGTGGACCAGCTGTTGTCAGTCAAGGCCCAACTGGCGGAGCTCGAAACGCGGGAAAAAGAGCTAAAGGATTGTTTAGTGGCAACCGGGGAATCGACAATCGAAGGGATCCTGGCGCGCGCCAGTGTCTCTTATTGCCAGGGACGCGAAAAGATCGACTGGCAGACAATCGCTGAGCGTTTCAATCCGTCGCGCCAACTGATCACGGCACACACTACATACGGTAGTCCGTTTCATGTAGTGCGGGTCAGCGCCAGGAAGGGGGCCAAATAATGTATTTCGCTCAATTTTTCCATAAGTCTGCAATAAGTGATGAAATTATCGAAGCGTGTGGGGATCGATCCGTGATTACCCTGGACGGTAGACTATCAAAGCAAACAATGGGCGAAATATCCGCAATCGAGTGTAAAAAACGCGGCTACCTTGCTTGGCAAGTATGGCAAGGGGAAAGCTTTACTCGATCCAAGCCGGTATCACAATTGTGGTTTGTATCGAACGATAAGCCGACAACCAATCCGGCTTGGTTGTCGGCGCACGGCATGTAAAAAAGGGGGCGAAATAATGATCAAGCGGGAAGTGAAAGAGTACCGGACCAAAGCCGGTAAAAAACAATATATGCCGTCAATGAAGCTACTGATGGCATTGGGTGATTACGGCGGATTCTGCCTCGCTTGCGGCGAGGATACGGACGGGATCGAACCGGACGGACGGGGATATGAATGCCCGTCATGCGGGGAGAGGAAAGTCTACGGCCGGGAGGAATTAGTTTTGATGGGCGTATGCTGGTAAGTATGTTCGTGAGTGTGGGGCCCCATTGTGGGCCCTTTTGTCGTTGTAACTGTAAACTGTAACTGTAAAGGTAATCTGCAATGTTAGTCCATTTTTCCCTGGTCTCGAAAAACGAGAAAACAGGACCTATTCCTGTTAGCACGATGAGCGCTGAAACCTGTTCGGACGATTGTCCGTTCAAAGGGAACGGCTGTTATGCTGGCAACGGCCCCCTATCATGGCACTGGCGCAAAGTTACCGCGGGGATCCGCGGGATATCTTGGCAAGAATATTGTGAGCGGGTGAGCATGCTGGAAGATGAACAATTGTGGCGACACGCTCAGGCCGGGGATTTGCCGGGTATAAACCACGATATAGACTTTCCACGTTTGCAGAAGCTTGTGAGAGCAAACAAGCGTAAACGTGGATTCACGTATACACATAAACCGGTATTAGGTAATGCACGCAATCAGGCCGCAGTCTATTGGGCCAATCGTCACGGATTCACTATCAATTTGAGCGCTGATTCCCTGGCGGACGCGGATGCGCTATCGGACCTTGAGATAGCGCCAGTAGTCACGGTACTACCGGAAAATAGTCCGGAGAAGCTCGAGACTCCCGCAGGACGTACCGTTATCGTTTGTCCCGCACAATCCAGGGAGGGGGTAACGTGTGCATCGTGTGGACTATGCCAGCGCCAGGATAGGACAGTCATTGTTGGGTTTCGCGCGCATGGCGCGGCTAAACGTAAGGTCGAAACGGTATTTTTCAGGGGGGAAGCCGCGTGATTAGTTATTCATTTGAGCGCGTTACCTATAACGGAATATCTGGCTGGTTTTGCACGCGTCGCATTAATAACGTGTACGCTGGCCGACAATTCGGCAGGACAAAGCGCGACGCTATCGCACAATTCAGCGCGGAGGATTGCCAATGAAAGTAGGCGATAACGTACGCTATAGCGCACAATGGTGCCGAAACACCGGTAACATAATGGGCCCCATACCGTTCCTGGTCGGAACGATACTATCCCTGGGCGATCCCGTACGCCCAAACGGTCCGTGCATTGCCAGCATACACTGGAACGATGGAACACACGGAAAGGCCCTGACTAGTAATTTAGAATTGACGGAGCCCCCAGTATGGTAGCGTTTATCCTGGCGATTATTATCGCCGCGGTATTGTGTGACATTCTCGGACGGGATTAACCAGGGGGCCTCAAAAGGGGCCCCTTAATTTTTTTGCATAATTGTGTTGACAGTGTGCAACGGCCGTTATACACTTATTCTCGTAAGGTAAACAACACGGAGTAATGAGCATGATCACACTGCAAGCGGTATGGCAAGACACGGAATTAGCGGTAGCGGTAATTGAGGATATGGACGATATGGATTATGGAATCGACGATATTTTGGACCAGCTGGTCGGCACCCCATATGAGGCGATAATCAGCGAAATGGAAATCAGGATCCACCACTAACCAGGGGGCCCCAAAAGGGGCCCACTATCCCGCGGGAACCTGGACGGGTTCGTCCCGTCCGGGTAGCCCCACCACGGCCGCGCGCCGCCGCGCCAAGGGCGATCCCTACCCTATATATCCGGGGTAGGGATCGCTCAGAGAATTTTTATATTGCGGAGGATCCCCCAAAATTTTGGAAATTTTTGAACCAGCTGGAATTTTGAAATTTTTCACTTTTGGAAATTCAATCTCCGTAACGTTCCCGAGGCTTATCCACGCGCACGCCATATGGAATCTTTGTGATTTCATTTTCCTGCAGATACTTCGCAATATGCTCCTCTATCTCGGCCCTTTCGAGATCCTTCTGCTTCAGCATACTTCCCGTGGAGCTGATCTTGTCTCCATAAGGTGATTGCATTGAATTCCATTTAGCCATCGTTCAACTCTCCAGCCCCATGTGCTAACGGTCTCGGCTTGTTCGCCGGTTGCCGGTTATAAATGTCGTCAAAGATCTTCTGTTTCGCAACAATCACCTGGCGACGATAATCCTTGAACTCCTCGAGGAGGCGTGGGTTGATCGCCCACTGGGCCATCGAGCGATGCTCCTGCGTGCCATCGTCGATCCGCTTGACCCAGTTGACCTGCTCGAGGTTGTACATCGCGTTGAGCACCCACTGGTCTGCTGTCCAGGCGTTGACGCCCTCGAGGGGCCGCCTGCCGGAGCGCTTGATCTCGGAGAGCGTGATGGTGGCCTTGTCAGCCCACTGGATGATGTAGTCCGTCACCCAGCGGTCGAACGTGAGCGACCCACTGGCCTCACCGAACGTGTACCGATACGCGGGGATAACGTAGCCTCGGATGATCTCGATCACGCGCTCCACGGTGCTCAGGCCGACCTCTGGCGAGAACGGTGCCTCCATCAGGTGGAACAGCAGGATCAACCGCCCTGCGGTGCCCTCGAGCTTGCCGAAGGCGGTCATGTACACATCCCCGGAGTTCAGGAGCCGCTCGCGTGCCTTGGCCTCCTCGTACCAGCTCTGGAACTCCCGGTAGGCCATGAACGCGGTGAACGACAGCCGGTAAGTCTGCACAGGCAGGGAGTACACGAGGCGCACCAGGTTCTCCCACTCACCCTGGTTGGTCAGCTCAGGTGGGACGGGCTCACCACGGCGGGTGCGCTCAGGGTTCAGCACAGCGGGGATGAACCGCTGCAGCAGACCGTCAGACGCCAGGGCCGCTACGCTGCTGTAGAACACTGCAGGCTGGATGTTGCCGTAGATCGAGACGGCGAGGTTGTCGCAGTGGATCGAGCCGCTGCCCACGCGGTCCATCTCGTAATGCTCCGACTCGTAGGACACCACCCAAGCAGAACGATCGTCCCCGCTGTTGCGGTCGGTCATCTTGCGTACCCAGCCGTTCATCTCGTCGAAATAGCACAAAAGCCCGCGGGGGCGTTCAGCACAGTGCCGCACGAGCTTCTGACTGGTGATGTCACTCACCGTGATCTTCACCGGCACAGGCGCTGGCGGCAGGTCAGGCACCAGGGGTGCTTGGTCAGTCAGCATGGCCTCCGTCGAGGCAGACCACTCGAGGAACGCCTTCTTGGACGCCCCGTATGCTGCCTCCTTGCCCTCCCACTCGAGCATGGCCTTAGTGAATCTGGGACGGTCCTCGAGCTCGAGCTCCTTCAGCACCGTCAGCATGGGACGCGAGCCGGGGCTCTTCTTGTCAGCAGGATCGCCGAGCGTCATCAGCCACAGCACAGGGGGCACCTTGAAGCCCGGCATGAGCTCGAGGCGGATGCGGGCGTCCACTACGCCGCAGATGGCCGACAGGCCCGCCCACAGGGGCACCAGTGGGTCACAGCCCACAGATTCGCTCACCTGTCGCGCTCGTGTCGCCAGCACCTCTGGCCATAGGGAGAGGTCCACAGCGGGCATAGGAGGCCGCCAGGCCTGCAGGAGGCGCTCAGGGTGCTCAGCGTTGACCGCGCTGAAGAGACCGCTCACATCGGGCGTGGGGCGCGTCCAGCCGTGTCTGCGGGCGATGTGGAAGAGACTGCCGAGTTTGACCGAGGTGGCCTTATCAGGCTTGAAGCTCGTCCAGTGGTTGAAGATGGCCTTCTCGCCGGGGTACTTGTCGCTGCCCTGCGACCACTCGTTCCACAGCATCAGCGCTTGGTCGAGATTGTTGGTCTGCGAGCCTGCCCAGTGCAGCGCCATGCCCACGGTGATCCACTCATGGTACGAGCAGCTGGGGTCGATGGCCTCGATGGCCTGGCGGATCTCATCCCACGATGCGTCGAACGTGTCCTTGACCGGGATGACGTTCTGCTTGTCCTGTGACAGCTGCGCCTCCCACAGGGCCAAGAGAGCGTCGGGGATCATCGGCAGGCGGGTCCAGTGGCCGTTACCTGCCCAGCGGTAGGGCTGGTGAGTGTCAGGGTGGATGCTCGGAGGTAAGACATCTTGCACAGTGAGCATGGTCGATGTCGCACAGCGAATTTCGTAAACGGTCACGCCGTTCTGGAGCAGTTTTCTGCTTGGCAGGATATAGCCCTCGGGCATCCGGTAGAGCAGTTTCCCTCGCCCGGCGCGACCACTATCTACAATCACCGCGTCGGGAGCCGCGTAGAGCGTGGCCAGGTCGATGTTGTGCTGGCTCAGTATCTGGCAGGCCATGTCCCAGTTATCTATGTCGAACGCCATCGTGCCGCTGTAAGCATGGGCAAGTCCGATGCCGTAGCCTGTCGGCAGATCGGCCTGACTGGTCAGCGCTGCCTCTCGCTTGTTCCACCCCACCGCTCGAGGTCCCTTCGTCCCTGGCGGGATCGGTACCAACTTCCATCCATGTCGTATGTAAGCGTCCACTGACGCGGGGTGCTGCTGCACTGACTGAAGGCTCATGTTGTTCTCGTTTTGTTGGACGTTGTGTTGCATTGTATAATAGATGTGGTACTATGCAAAAAGCAACGGGGGGATAAACCTATGATCAAAGACAAATACATCACGGTCCGAGTGTCGCCTGACACCCACCAGCAGTTCATGGCAAAGGCAGTGCGGTACGGGAAGCCGTCCGAGGTCTTGCGTGAAATCGTCGAGGCTCTCCTCGATGATCGTTTAGTTATAAAACCAAACCCCAGTAAGGAATCGTTATATGTCACTCGAACATAAAATTGACGCTCTGACCGCCGCCATCACCGCTTTGACTGCAGCCTTGGGCAACCGTGCCCCTTCAGTTGTAGCACAGCCCGTGGAAGCGCCTGCAACAAAAACGGCAGCTTTGGATGATTTAACAGAGCGCGTTATCAAGCCTGCCGTCGTCCAGCTGGCCGCGGCTATGGACGCTGATGGTTTCAAGCCCACAGCCCCTGCGATGCCGCCGCTGCCGACGTTCGTCGCCCCGGTAGAAACGCCCAGCCTGGTGTCGATAGTGCCGTTCACTGACACCAAGAGCATGATCCAGTACGTCACCGAGGCGTACAAGGCGATGGGGACGGAGCGAGGTGCCAAGATCCAGGACGTCATCCTGTCCTTGGGTGTGCATCACCTTAACGAGATCATGCCTGACCAGTATGGTGCGTTGTATGCGGGCGTGGAGGCGTTGAAATGAGCCATGCTGAGCTGAGTCCGTCCCGGCGACACCGCTTCAAGCTGTGCCCAGGCTCAGTGCGCGAGGAGTCGAAATATCCAGAGGGGCCATCTGGCCCCGCTGCGATCGATGGCACGCACAGCCACACTCTGCTAGAACACTGTATCAAGGGTGATCTGATCAGCCCTCGAGACTGTGTGGGGGTGACGCTTGAAGACCACGAAGGTAAATTTGTCGTCGACGCAGACCGCGCTGAGCGTGTGCAAGTTGCTATCGAGTACATTCGCAACCGCGTTAATTCTTTCAATGGCAGTGCGCGTGTACTTGCAGAACAGCGTGTCGATCCGTCATACCTGCTCGGCACCAGTGACATGGCAGGCACCGTCGATGTGCAGATTTTCGGTGACGGAGTCATTGAGATCATCGACTACAAAGACGGTATTCAGCCAGTAGACGCCACGCTGCAGCTCGAGCAGTACGCTGTAGGAGTGCTGTCGCAACTGCGGATCCCGGCAAATTTAATGTATCCGTACCACAGCGTGCGTCTGACGACCATTCAGCCCAAGTTGGCATTTCGCGGGCTGAATCCAATCACGACAAATATTGCTGACATTAAATATTTTCTGGATGACGTGGTTGGCAGTTTGGCGGCGGAAGCCTATGCTGTGAAGCAACCAGATGCCGCACTGGTGCCGGGCGAAAGTCAGTGTAAATATTGCAGGGCCAAAGGTGGATGCAGGGCCCTCGCAGAAAGCGTTATGAAAGAGGTGAATGTTATGTTTTCTCCAACGGCACAATCGCCAATGGATCTTGTGCAGCAAAGTGCTGACAAGAGTCCGACCACAATGGACAACGATCAGTTGCGCCAGATCCTCGAGGCCGCTCCGCTGCTGCGCCAGATGATGGAGGGCGTTGAAGAGGAAGCGATGCGTCGCCTGCAGGCCGGTCAGACCATCCCTGGCCTGAAGCTGGTGCATGGCCGCGGGTCGCGTGTGTGGGCACACAATGAAGATGAGATGGCTGAGAAGCTACTCGCGATGGGCATCCCCAAGGGTGCCATTTATGAAACCAAGTTGGTGAGCCCGGCGAAAGCCGAGAAGCTGACATGGGAAAAGCGCGATGGTACGAAAAGTCAGCTCAGCAAGAAACAACTGGAAAGACTGAACGAGTACATCACAAAGATGGCCGGGAAGTTGACCGTTGTACCAGAGTCGGATTCGCGTCCTGCTGTGGTAACAAATGCTGCATCGTTGTTCGGTGCGGTGAATGAGCCGGATCTCCCGGCGTGGTTAAAGTGAGGTTAATATCATGAGCGATGTTATTTATTTGTCGGATGTCCGTTTGTCATTCCCCCACCTGGTTGAGCCCCAGCGCAACCGTAATGAAGTCACGGGTCAGGAGCGCATCTCGTACAACTGCGAGCTGCTGATGTCCCAGGATCACCCGAGCTTCCAGCAGTTCATGAAGCGCTACGGTGAACTGGCCCTGGCGAAGTGGGGTGAGCACGCCCAGAACGTCATGCAGCTGATCCAAAACGATCGCAAGCTGCGTTGCTACGGTCGCGGCGAGGAGAAGGTCAACAAGAAAACCTTCCAGCCCTACGACGGTTATGCGGGTCACGTCTACATCACCTGTGGTCGCGACAGCGCACCGCAAGCGATCCAGGACGACGGCACGCCTGTGGACCCGATGAACACGATGGCCTATCAAGCCATCACTCGCCGTATGTACGGTGGTTGCCGCGTCAACGTGGCGATCAAGCCCTGGTTGCAGGAGAACAAGCATGGCCGCGGCGTTCGCTGCGACTTGGTTGCCATCCAGTTCTGCCGGGACGACAAAGCGTTTGGGGAGGCAGCTGTGGACGTCAGCTCCATCTTCAAGCCGGTGGCTGCGACGGCTGCGCCTGCGCCTTCGCAAGCTACCATTCCGGGGCTGCCGCCTTTTCTGATGAATTGATGCGGTAGTCCTCGAGGCGCCCATCCTCGTAAAAATGGGCACTTTTTTGTTATGGGTAACTGTTATGCGCGACTACATCTACGACATCGAAACATACCCCAACGTGTTCCTGGCGTGTTTCGAGCACGTTGAATACCCCATCACCCTCCTGTACGAAGTCAGCCCTTGGCGCAATGACGGGCCTGCTCTCCTGCAGTTCCTCGATATGCTGCGTCAGCACAACGGGCGCTTGATCGGGTTCAACAACCTGTCGTTCGACTACCCTATCCTGCACATGGTCATAAAGATGAACCGGGTGACCCCGGAGACCATTTACCAAAAAGTGCAGTCTATGTTCGACGCGCAGGACGAGGACAAGTGGGCGCACCAGGTTTACGCAGGTGATCGGTACATCCACCAGATCGACCTGTTCAAGATCCACCACTTCGACAATAACGCTCGTTCCACCAGTCTGAAGGCGCTCGAGTTCAATATGCGCTCCAAGACCATCGAGGATCTGCCGTTCCCACCCGGCACGGTGCTGACCCAAGAGCAGGTCAAGACGCTGCGTCGATACAACCAGCACGACGTGGCGCAGACCAAGGCGTTTTACCATCACACTCGGGAGATGTTAATTTTCCGGGAAAAACTTAACACGATGTACTCGGGTCGCGACTGGCTCAACTTCAACGACACCAAGATCGGCAAAGAATACTTCGTCATGCGCCTCGAGGAGGCCGGGGTGTCTTGTTATGATTTTGGGTCCGCAGGCCGCACCCCCAGGCAGACCCAACGGTCAGTGATCCATCTGAAAGACGCGATTTTGCCGTGGGTCGAGTTCAAACAGCCTGAGTTTCGCCGAGTGCTCGAGTGGCTCAAGTCACAGTCGATCACCGAGACCAAGGGGGTGTTCAAGGATCTCACGGCCACCATCGACGGGTTCGAGTTCGTCTTCGGCACCGGGGGCATTCACGGCTCTGTTGAGTCACGCATCATCGAGTCCACCGAGGACTGGGTCATCATCGACCTCGATGTCAGCTCCTATTACCCCAACCTCGCCATCGCCAACGGGTTCTACCCGGAGCACCTGGGCGAGTCGTTCTGCACCATCTACAAATCGCTGTATGAGCAGCGCAAACAGTACGACAAGAAGTCAGCCGAGAACGCCATGCTGAAGCTGGCGCTCAATGGTGTGTACGGCGACAGCAACAACAAATTCAGCGTGTTCTATGATCCGCTGTTCACCATGAAGATCACGCTCAATGGTCAGCTGTTGCTGTGTATGTTGGCCGAGCAGCTGATGCAGATCCCCGGCCTGCAGCTCATTCAGATCAACACCGACGGCCTGACGGTGCGCTTGCCGCGCACTGAGAAACCTCGATTGGATTTCGCTGCCTTCATGTGGGAAGAACAGACCCAGTTGACGCTCGAGGCTGTCACCTACAAGACCATGTTCATCCGGGACGTGAACAACTACATCGCGGCGCGTGAGGACGGCGGCGTCAAGCGCAAAGGTGCCTACGAGTACGTCACCAGCTGGCACCAGAACGCAGGCGGCTTGGTGATCCCCAAGGTGGCCGAGAAGGTGCTGGTCGATGGTGCACCGATCCGCAAGACCGTCGAGAACTGGCCTGACAAGCTGGATTTCATGCTGCGTACCAAGGTGCCGCGCTCGAGTTACCTGCAGTGGGGCGATCGCCAGGTGCAGAACATCACCCGGTATTACATCGCCAAGGGAGGCAAGCCACTGACCAAGTGGATGCCGCCGCTGAAGGACAAGACTGAATGGCGCAAGATCGCCGTCGAGGCGGGATGGAACGTTCAGGTGTGCAATGACCTCGACGATGCCACGCTGCCGATCGACTACGAGTATTACATCAAAGAGGTAGAGAAACTGGTGCTAGGACTATGCTAGAAAAAGAAATCGAAAAGAAGGTGTGCGACTATGCAAAAGAACAGGGGTTACTTGTATACAAGTTTACTAGTCCTTCCCGCATGGGTGTGCCTGATCGTTTGTTTATTACTCGTGAAGGCGTGGTGTTTTTTATTGAGTTCAAGAGAGCCGGACAAAAGCCAACCCCCATGCAAACCCGAGAGCACGAGCGATTGGTGGCTCAAAAGGTAGATGTGTTCGTAATTGACGATGTCGTAAAAGGTAAACTCGTAATTGATTTAATGGTGAATCGAAATGTTAGCGCCCAACCTGCTCCATGATTATCAAAAGAAAGCGGTCAACTTCCAGTGCAGCCATCCGCACTCGATGCTCTGGCTGGACATGGGTCTCGGTAAGACCGTCATTACCCTGACCAGCATCGCGCACCTGATCAACACCGGCTTCCTGCGAGGTGTGGTCATCGTAGCGCCCATCCGGGTCATCCGCCTGGTGTGGAGGCAGGAGGCCGAGAAGTGGACCCATACCAAGCACCTGCAGTTCAGCATGGTGACCGGCACTCGTGATCAGCGGGTCAGGGCGCTCTTGCGGCCAGCCCATGTGTATCTGATCAACTACGAGAACATGAAGTGGCTGGCAGAGACGCTGCAGACGTATTTCATCAGCAAGGGCAAGCCCATCCCCTTCAACGGCCTCGTGTGGGACGAGGTCAGCAAGATGAAGAACAGCACCACCAACCGGGTCAATGCCTGGTTCTCGGGCCGACGGGAGGAGAACGTCCTTGACCAGTTCATCTGGCGCACCGGGCTGACCGGGACACCCGCCAGCAACGGGTACAAGGATCTGCACGGTCAGTACCTAGTGGTCGACGGAGGAGCACGGCTGGGCAAGTTCAAGACGGCCTTCATGACCCAGTGGTACAAGAAGGACGCTGAGAATCGTAAGGACATTCCGTACCGGGACACAGAGACCGGGATCAAGCAGTTGATCTCAGACATGACGCTCGAGATGTCAGCTGAAGACTATAACCCGCTGCCAGACCTGATGGTGAACGACATCGAGATCGAGCTGCCGGATGAGCTCAGGGCTAAGTACGAACAGCTCGAGAAGGAGTTTTTCCTGACCTTGGACAGCGGGAGTGAGATCGAGGTGTTCAACCAGGCGGCGCTGACAAACAAGTGCCTCCAGTTCAGCAACGGTGCCATGTATCCGATTGCAGGAATGCCGCTGTGGGAGCCGATCCACGACATCAAATTGAACGCCCTGGAAGAGATCCTCGATGAGGCGCAGGGTAGCCCCGTCCTCTGCTCTTACGCTTACCGTAGCGACGCTCAGAGGATCATGGAGAAGTTCAAGCATCTTGACCCGATCAACCTGACGGAGTGCAAGTCTGAAAGCTCCCTGCAGAACGCCATGCGGCGCTGGAAAGAAGGCACCTGCCCGCTTATGATCGGACACCCTGCTAGCATGGGGCACGGAATCGACGGGCTGCAAAAAAACGGCCACATTCTCGTGTGGTTTGGGCTTAACTGGTCATTGGATCTTTATGAGCAGTTCAACGCTCGAGTGCGCCGTCAGGGGCAAGGAGTGCCAGTCATCTGCCACAGGATCTTGATGCAGGACACGCTTGATCAGGCTCAGGCCCTGGCACTGGATCAAAAAGCCTCCACTCAATCCGCGTTGCGAAACGCAGTCAAAGAATACAGAGCAAGGAAACAACAATGACAAATCTATGCCCAGAGTTTGGGTGCAATTACCCCGAAGGAGAATGCGCTGGCGTGTGCCGACGCAACCAAGCGATTGGTATCAACGGCAACACTGGCGAACATTATGCGGAGATGTCCCAGTCATACGTTCGCGTAGTTGCTGTTTACAAAGGCCAGATAATAGTTGATTACCACGCAAACTGGCTGGGGGATGTCGACGTGTTGCGTCGAGCACGAGTAATGTTAGATTTGTTAATAGAGGAGAGTGAAGCATGAGTCACACACCGGGACCGTGGTTTGCACACGATTTTTCAGGCCTTAACGAAGGTGATGTTGAGGCATCCGATTTTTCAGTCTCATGTACAACGCCAGACCATATTACAGTTGCGATTGTGGGGAAGGGTTTACGCAACAAAAAAGATGAATGGGAGGCTAACGCCCGACTAATAGCCGCCGCGCCTGAGTTGCTGGAGGCGTTGGAAGAATTGATGGGCTGGCAATCACTTGCATCATCGGAGGCGAAACGCAAAGCACGCGACGCAATCGCAAAGGCGAGGGATAAAACATGAATCAAACATGGCTGTACAGGCTTGGGCTGTGGCTGTGCGATAAATTAGGCCACATCGGCGCAAAGGGTTGGATATACAACGGGTACTATCACCGCGATTGCAGGATATGCGGTCGCATTGTCAGCGAGCCGCTGAAGGAGGAGGTAGAATGACTCCATTAATTCAACGTGCTGCAAAACTGGCTCCAGAACCGGAAACGGCGATGTGGTTTGATGTCGGGCAGCTAGATCGTGCATCGGATCAGCAAGTGCCAATAGATACGTTGTTGCGCTTGCCTTTTGCAAGGGTTGGCATTGCCGGGTTGGATCAGGAAAGAAAGCCATTCAGCATTTGGCTTACACAAGGAGACGCATCGGTTGTTGTAGCAGGCTGCACACTTGAACCGCCGCATTTGTTCTTCAAGCCGTTTGCGTATATTCAAACGGACGACGGGCTGAAGTATTACCAGAAAAACAAAGAAATACCTAAAGAAACCATCATGCCTTATTTTCGCATGGTGGTGGCGATACTTATAAGGCTGACACAAGCATCGGCAGGGTATCGGTGTGCTGTGCAAAATACGTTCATCAACAAAAAGCGTCAGGCAAAAGGCAAGTCCGCAATGACGTTTGACTGGCACCTTGTTGATATACGCCCGGTTGTCCTGAAAGGCGAAGGACAGGGAGGCACGCACGCAAGCCCACGGCTGCACGATCGTCGTGGGCATTGGCGGACGTACAAAGCTACTGGAAAACGGATATGGGTTAAGGACTGCAAGGTCGGTGATGCGAGCAAGGGTATGGTTTTCAAAGATTACACGGCAAGGGGGCAGGGGTGAAGATTGAAAAATACTTTGTGTCAATGAGTTGCAAGCCAATAACTAAAGGCCCTGCAATATTTGGCGCTGAAAATGAGATTAATGATTGGTGGCCTTTGGTTTATTTGAAAAGGCCAAAATGGATAAAAAATGATGATGATTGGGAACAGATATGTAAATCGGTAAGAATTGATTTGCCGAAAGGTTTTCAAGTTAGGGGACAGAAATGAACGAACTGATTAACAAGGCATGGAAAGTCATCAACTCCTGCCAGACACACAAGCAAGCCAGAGGCGCACTGCGCTACTTGGAGTTGCTTTCCTTGCGCCATCCTGACATCGACATCAGTGGGCTTAGGCGTGAGATACACACGCTGTTCGACTTATGACCGACACCGACCTTATGGCCAGCGGTCTGGTGCTGCTTTGCGCCATCGTTGGCTTTTTCTGGCTCATCTCGAACGATCGTTAAGCGTTTAGCAGGGATGCTATACGCCTTGCCCAACCCTTCCCGAACGCATCCCATACTTTCAAGTCAGTCATGAAACGCAGTCGCTGGCCTAGCATTCGACGGGCCAGCAGGTTGCCGTCAATCAGCGCCACGGCCCGCAATGTCTGATCGCCTATAACCCCATCATCTTCGACTTTTGCGGCCCTCTGAAGCCATTTTACGGCCTGCATGAGGCCAGAGTTCACAGCGGCATCAAACATCGGATACCGCACTGCTGGCGGTAGCTGATCGCACTTGGCTGGAGTCCAGAATCGCTTGCGGTAGATGGCCTTGGCCACGTCTACAGGCATGTCCTTCATAGGCCCTTGATAGCCGTTCTGGCGGGCCACAGCGACAGTGACGCCCCACATCGTTTCACCGCCCGGATCTGCGCCGTGGTTGCTGTAGCCGCCTTCATGCTCAAGCAGTTGAGCAAAAGCCGTATCGAAGTCCATCACTTCTTGTCCGGCGTCACTACGCCAACACCGCCAGCCAAGGCCAACCCTACGCAGATGATAGCCTCACCCATTTGAGGGGCTATGGGCACTCCAACCGCAGTCAATATCAAAATGATGCCGCGCCAAGTCGAAGGCTCACGCAGTCTGGCGCGGATGTAGGCTTTTGCTTCATCGTTCATCAGTGACCACCTTTATCGGCTTTGCCGTCGAGCTTGTCCTCGATGCGATCCAGCTTATGAAAAATAGCTTGGACCGACCTGTCGAAGTCATCGCGCTTCACATAGTTGCCGGCTACCAAGACCTCGATGCTGGAGACCTTCTCGGCCAGCTTCTTTTCGCCGTCCTGCAAATCCCTGATCGACTCGTGAAGCACCTTCATCCACCAGCCTCCGAGGAATGCAGCCAAGCCGCCAGCAACGTTAAACAGCACTTGGTAGTCCACGGCAACGCCCTTACTTCTTGGGCTTCGACTTGGGCTTGCTCTTGGGCTTCATGTATTCCATGCCCTTGGAAGGTGCTTTGCGGGTACCGCATCCGTTTTTCATGATTTCATACCTTTCACGATGGTCAACAGGCTGTCTACATTCTGAGCAGAATCTATCTGCGATTGAATGATGGCATACTTTTCCCGGATTTTCTGCCTTTCAGCCTCGGCAGCCTCAGCAGCGCCGGGGACTTGCTTGGCGATCAGAGCATCATGCGGCCCAAACTCAATTTCACGGGCCTTGCGGCGGATGTCGTGCCCGATCTGGCGGGCCTTCTCTAGGTTTACCTTGATCACTGGGTCTCTCCCACACCATCAGGCGTTACGCTCTCATCAAGCTCCCAAGCGTCATGGAACGCGAAGTCAGGGAGCGAAGATTTGTCCACAATATAGTAGGGCTTTCCGCTGGCTACCGACTTTTTGGCAGCTTCGTGCAGGTCTAAGCCAGGGGCCGGATACGTCACCGCCACCACGTTCTTGTCAGTCTTCCAAAGTATGATTTTCATATCTCACCCAAAAATGGCAACGTGGTAGTAGTCAGGAACCTGAGCGCCAAACCCGCTTTCATACGTCAGGACATCAAAAGTCGTTGAGTTGACCACCGTAACGCTTGGATCATACAGGAAAGGGTTTACATCCTTTCGGGTGCTGACCAAAACCGCATAGTTTCCAGGCAGTGGCGATACCGTGGTGAACCGCATGACACCGCCGCCGAGGTTGCTGATCGAGGCGATGTTGGCCTGAGCAGAGAAAACCCCTGCGTTGCTGACATAAGCATATCCGCGAGCAGCATAGATGGCGCAAGAGCCGTTGACCTGACCGCCATCCAGCTTGGAGGCAGTAATCAATCCGTTGGCCAGCTTGGCGTTGGTCACCGCGCTGTTGTCGATCGTCCAGGTGGCTCCCGAGGCAGACACCGTAATGTCACCGTAGTCCCCATCGCCTTTGGTGGCAAGCACGCCAAGGCCAAGGTTTGTGCGGGCATTGGCAGCCGTCGAGGCACCAGTGCCACCCATAGCAACAGGCAGGTCTACCGTCAGGCTGACGCTGTTGACGGTCAGGTCGCCAGTGTCGTTCAGAGTTGCCGTGCTATTCTGGATGATCTTGCCGGTGACGCCATCAAAGCGTGCAACAGCGTTGTCAGCAGAGGAGTTGGGGCCTGTGACATCGCCTGTGGCTGCACCGACCCCAATGTTGTCAGCCGTCCAGATTTGCACATCGTTGGCATCGGTCAGCGACCAGTAATAAAGCTGGGCATCGGTCAGCCAGATGTTTGCTCGGCCAGCACTGTCGAGGATGACCGGGTTGGCGTTTGGAGTTCCGCCCCCCTGGTCGGTGTAGGTCGCCAAGGGGATTGAGGGGCCACCGGCTTCGAAGGTGTAGAGCTTGCCCCCGGACAACGGGTCACCGTTGTTGTCGAAGAACTGCATTACCGGAAAGGGGGTTAGAATTGCCATTTATGTGTTCCTCACTTCGCGCCTTTGCGAACAGTTATGAGAGGTTCTTCTCGTAGCCATTGTTTTCTCATCTCGTTCAATGTCTCTTCGCCAGGCGGTGCCAGCAAATTCGCCAACGGTGCTGGAGTTTTCCTTACCGCGGTTTGAACGGCTTTCCCGGTCTTCTGGAGGGGCGCTACCAGGTTCTTGAGCTTTTGCTCACGACGCATGGCCCGTTGCAACGCTTCCGCTGCCGTTTCGGGGTTAAGCATAGCGGTGGCCAAGTCGACTGCCATCTTTTCGCTCATCTGCCCTTTGACCCGGCGAAGGATGTCGTTGACCACGGTGACGCTCATTTTCACAAGAGGAGGACCGCGGAGCTCTTCAGTGACATCTTTGACAAAAGTCCTCAAATCGGGTGCGCCACCTGCTCGACCAACAGCTGCCATGTGTCTTGAAACAAGATCCCGAGCCATATCATCTCGAACGCCTTCAAGAGTCTTCACTTGGTCGTCAGTCAAAACGTCAGTGAGCTTTTGATAACGCTGGAAGCCCGTGGACTTTTTAAGAGTCGTTGGCGCATTTTTCAGAGCATTGGAAAACTCTTTAACTCGAAGGTCTGCGGTCCGTATAGCTTCAGCAGCATCCTCACCCTCGTAGATCGCAGGAAGCAATTTGTCCTCAAGGTATTTGCCGACTCTCATCTTATCGATAGGGCCACTGGCTTCGGCAAATTCTTCGCGTGCTTTCTGATACCCTGAAGATCTTGTTTCCAACCAATTTAAAAGCTGATCGCGCTTAGCGAGCATCTGCGATTGAGCCGCTTTATTTGTTTCAGCGGAGATCATAGGGTCAAGAGATACTTTGACGTTGTGCAAGTATTTTATCAGATCGCTTTTCTTCAGCGTTTTCGCGGCTTCTTCAGAACCTGCTATTGATGTAAACAGTTTGTCGGCCTGTTCAAACGCAGGAGCCAGGTAAGGATCTTCGCGGAGTGCTACCAGTTCAGGATTTGAACGGATCTGTTGCTGAAACGCTGCGGGGTAATTTACATCAGCTTGTGCTTTGCGAGCGGCTTCTAACCCCTCGAGTTCCCCAGGTTGGCCCGATACTGTACGCACCGCTTCTTTTGCCGCTTGCGCTTGTTGGACAGCTCTTTGATTGTACTCTGTAGGAAGTACCCGTTTACCAGACTCAGCGAACGCCACGAACTTGGTTGACCCTGCAGGGACTGCGGCTTGAGCCGCCGTAGGCATGCTGCCAGTCACATATTGCGTGGGAGCCTGCAGAGCATTCAAGATCTGCTCGCCCCGGCCTTCTGCTGCTTCCAAGAGAGCCGCTGATTTGGGATCGGCGACATCTGCTGTGTACTGGCCCAGTTTCGACAGAGCTCTGCCGCCCACTCCCAAGGCGGCCGAAACAGGAAGCATTGGCAGCTCACCTGCAGTTTTGAGCGCATTCGCTACTTTGGCCGGACCACCAGCCCTGGCTACTAGTCCTGCACCGCCAGTAAACAACGGGCTGATGTCGACAAAGACTTCAAATGGCTTTTCCGCAATTGTACGTTTGATTTGTTCTTCGCCGCCGTATCTATCTTTGAACGCTTGCGCTAAATAGTTCACGGTCCGATTGGCTTGCTCAACTTCCGCTGTCCGACCCTGTTTCATCAGGCTGTCAGCTCGAGCGTAGTTGGTCAGGTCGACTGCCAGGTTCTTGATGCCCGTCGCCGTCTCGACTGGAGATGTGACTGCCTCAAATATGTCGCCATAAAATTGAGCGGCACTTGGCCCCAAGTTCATGAGGGCTTCGCCAGGCACCTCGGACCACTTATAGGATCGCTTGGGTGGTTTTGTTGTTTCACTTGGCCTCTGACGCAGAGGCTTTGTGTATTCTGCAAAAGGGTTGTCTTCTAAATCGGCCGCAGACAAGCCTGTTCCCGACGCTTTCTGTTCCGTAGGAAGCATCGGCCTTTGGCGCAGAGGCTTTGTGTATTCCGCAAAAGGGTTGTCTTCAGCCATTATTTTGCACCCTTGAGTAAATATTCCCTGACATCTTCGCCAAATGCTCTATCAAAAAGTCTGATTCGCCTTTCCGACGGGTTTTCAAGCAGGGCGTCAATTGCTTTTTGTGGTACTGCGCCTTGGTACACGGCAGACAAAGGCCGCCAGCCTTTTATGTTGAGTTTTCCGTACTTGTCGTTGTAAGCGTTGTAGATAACCCGGCGAGACGCTTCCAGTTGATCTCTAAATGCCAATAGATTTTTCTGAAACGCAGGTGTCCCCATCGTTTGGTCTAATAGCGCGTATGCGGCTTCTAGTTTGTCTCCTTCAGCGTCAGTGATTGGGGTTAATCCGCTACCTTTACCAAAGGACTGTATGCTTCCAAGCCATGCTTTTGACTTCAAAGATTTAACTATTGCATTAACGTCGGAATCCCCTTGATCGATCAATCCCTTAAACGTTTTAGCCCATCCTTCAAGGTTGCCGGTAACGTCTTTAAGATCAGGGTGATTAAAAATATTATCAATTTCGTTAATTGCGTTAAGTGTTACAGGGTCGCTTAACAAAATGCCCTTTTCAATTTCAGGCTGTTCGATCTTCATTTTAGCTTCAAGTTTAGTTATTTCTTTGTCCTCGGCAGCTTGCGCTCTTGATCCCGAGACTTGTCCCGGAAGCAGCGTTCCAGGTGCTGCAGTCATTGAAGGAGCACCTGGAGGGGGAGGAGTGCGTCCAGCGGGAACTCCACTAGCGGCAGCATCAACTGGTTGCTCCAGTGTGCTATCCGGCACTTGAGGAATTGCTCCTTTTACAACGTTGACAGCGTCTCGCAACATTTCATCAGAAACTTCAGGGTTTCTAACGTAATTGCCGGTTACACTGTCAATGTTGTAGGCATTTTGCATAATTTTCTGAGCTATCGTTAAGCGATCAGATTGCTGTCTATTGGACGCCGTAGCTGCTCTATTCAGCCCACCTTGAATTGCACTTGCGGCCACCCCAAGTTGTGCTCTTTCCATCGCAGCAGCTTGAGATTCTCGTGCCAGCTCTGCCGCATTTTCGGCACTGAACCTGTCCTCAAACGGAACCAGTAATTGTTCTTGCCATGCCGCAACATCAGCGTCTGTCTTGGGAAGCCCGGCCATAGCTTGCTCTGGACTTACTTGGGACGTAATAGGGCTCAATCTAGGGTCGTTTTGGATTGAAGCCGCCCAGTTTTTTGCGTCTTCGGCGGTTCTTACCGAGGGTACTTTTGACAAATAAACGTTTTTGTAAAGATTGCTGGCAATTTCCAGTTCTTTGGCTTGCCTGGTGGCGTCGCTGGCTTTAGCGCCTGCCATCGCCCCGTAGACCTCCATACCTGGCGCGCCAAACATGGCGGCTTCTGAAAGGCCAAGGTCTTTGCCAGATGCTAGTCGCTGACGAAGCGCATTGGTCATCTCGCGCTCTCTGACAGCAGCATCCATTTCCATCTGCTTTGCCAAAGCGTTCTGACGGTACGCCTTGATCTGCTCCATTTGCGCGAGCTTGTTGAGCGGATCATCAAACTTTGGCGCTTGAAAGCTCAAGGCGATGTTTGGGTTGATAGCCATGATGTCACCTTAAACGTCAGTCAAATATTGAAAATCTGTTGGATGCCTGAGATTGATACATTGGCTCATAGCTTGAAGTTCTGCCGCCAGTTCCACCAAGAGCATTCATCATTCCGTAGCCCATAGCAGCGTTACTTATTCCGCCAAGAGCCCCGGCGTATGCGTTGGCAGGCCCCATGATTCCCGAAGCGCGAGCATTACCTATGTCAGCCAGCGTCTGGCCGCCAAGTTGGCCAAACTGACCAGCAGCACCGGCAAGCCCCTGAGCAGCACCGGCACCAGTGCTAACAAGGCCACCAAGAGCCCCCAGCTTAGACGCCCGATTTGCCATATATCGGTTAAAAGCGTTGGAATATTCCTGAGACGCGACATCCTGAGCATAGCGTTGTGTCCCTTTGAGGGCGGAACCAGACAAGGTGCCACCCCTTGCAGCAGCCTGACGATCAAGGGCTTTCAGCCCTTCCTGTAGGCGGAACTGGTAACCGGGGTCAGCCTCATAGTCAGCCATGGAAAAGTCCCGCATAAGGGCACCATAGCCTTCCTGAGCAGGAGTGCCACCCAAGCCAAGGCCAAGCATCAAAGCGTTCTGTGCTTGAGAGCCTGCCGCCCTGAAAGGCTCAAAGTCAGCCCGCTGCTGGTTGTACATCTGGCGCTGAAGCTCAAGCTGCTGCTGGGCTGCTCTGCGTTGTTCTCGGGCGGCTTCTTTGGAAGCCTGGGCTCCCATGTAACCGCTAGCAAGGCTGCTGCCACCAACAATTACTGCCGCAGTTAAACCTGACATACGTCCTCCTGCCCAAGAAAGGGCCATGCATCTCTGTAATTTACTGTGAGTTCTTCACCATGTTGACCGCCTTTGCAACCTGTCAGCGGCCTGTTGGTAACCAAAATAATGTCGCCCTTGCCATCGCGTTCTAGATGACAGTTAGGATTCATGGAGTGGTTCAGATACCTCCATGCTTGGGTCGTCATGCCCGAAACCTTCACAGGGCATATCATAGCCCCTGCATCCATATTAGCGGTCAAAAATAAGCCTTCCCCGTGGATTGGGCTTGGAGACACCTGCGTAACCCCGTTGGGCCACCATGTGTGCTGGTTGTCATCGCAAAACCAAGCCGCCACAGCGTTGTAATCCAGCCCGGCATCCACCAAAAATCTCAAGAAGTCTTCAACATCCACGGCCCGCTTGAGTTGTTCCATGTGGAACCTTGCCGCCGCATCCTGTTGCCATGCCTCACTTTTCTCGATGTACACTTCCTCAACGGCAGAGCCTTCCTTGAGTTCGCAGGCATAAATGTTCTGCCAAGTAACGTCCTCAAGGGTAAACGCAACCTTCCTGCCGGGAGGGGCCGTGAACAGCATTGGAGCCCGCAAGTGATGCACCTCGCCATCCCGAACCAATAGCATTTCCCCGGTCAGCATGATGTTGAGATGTTCGTACTTCTGCTTGTGGCCCACGGCAAACGTACCGGCAGGAATGAACACCTCCCTGATGGCGATGCCGGGGCCAAAGTGATGAACCACCGGGCACTCAGCCTGCGGCAAAGGCAGGCACGCAATCTCAGCCTCCTCCGCAGAGGAGTAAGCCATCAAGGTCTTGGTTCCCACCGTCACCAGATCGTTCATGCGCTTATGTTGTTACTCACGGTAAGTATGACTGATGGAATGGCAGGGTGGGGTGATGTAGCCCCAGTAGCCAAGATTATTACGCTGGTATCTTCTACTTCATACATTAGTTCAAAGTAGTCGTTGGCGTTCAGATTCAACAGATAGTTCCAGGAGGCTACAATTTCATCATTGTTGCCATTTAAACGTACCTGGCCTGCTGAGTTGGCTATGTTGGTGCCGTTGACCCTAGCCCAAATGTACACAAGGTGAGCGCCACCAGAAGTGTTATCAAGCTGGGCCGAAAACTGGAAGTTGTAGATGCCCGCAGAAGGCACCTTGATCCGGCTGGACTTGGTGGCGTTGATCGTGGTGCTTGCCACGGTCTGACTGATGTCCACCGTGTAGGTGCCTGTGCCGCCCGTACCCGTGCCAAAGGCCACAACCTTTGTGCCTGCTGTAACGCCCGTGCCTGTAAGGGTCTGGCCTATGTCGATGACGCCAGAGGTTACGGCGGTTACGTCCAGGGTCGTCCCGGTAATGCTGGCGGTCACCACCCCGGCAGTTGTTTCGCAAGTAACCCCGTCCGTAATGTCCACGGTGTCAAAAGTCATCGGGTAAGCGGTGGCGGCTAAGTTAGCGCTCTGTGTTGTTGTGTCTGAGAAAGCCCCATAAGCGGGGATCTTCCAAGAAGGCACGCCAGAGCTATTCATGATCAAGAACGCATTGGCAGACGGCTTGGCGAGCTTGCTGAGCGTGTTGGTGGCAGAAGCGTAGAGGATGTCACCCGTTGCGTAGGTGTCAGTGCCTGTGCCGCCATCCGTCTCGTCCAAGGGCACCGTCAGGGTCAGCGTATTGATCGTTGCCGTGGTGCCGTTGAAAGTGAAGTTGGCGTTGTCGATCAGCTCTCCACCCGTGGTGCTATAGACCACCCGGCCAGAGGTCAGCGTGGCATCCATTAACCCGGCAGAGGATCGAATCTTGCCGGTGACATCCAAAGCTTCTGATGGGGCGCTATCATTGATGCCGATGCGGTTGTTGCCCACATTGAAATACATCAGACCGCTGTTGATGTTGAAGTTGTTTTGGATGACTCCGGTGCCTGCACCAATCGTCACGATGTCTGGAGAGCCGTCACCAAGAAACGTGTTGCCCGTGGTTGTCAGGTTGGTCAACGTGGCATTACCACCTGTGATGGCGACGTTGTTGCTCTCCTGAAAGGCCATGCTGCCGAGGTCATTAATCGTGGCCTGTATAGGCGCAATCTGGGCTTCTAGGGCATTAATTTCTTCTTGCAGCTCCGGGACTGTCGGTACGTTTTCGCCGCCGCCCAGCAGGACGGACAGGTTGTTGAAGAACCTGTACCACTCCCTTGAGATGATCGGGCTTTGCCCCTCAGTGAGAGGCACCCTAGATGCTGGTATGCGAGTGACGTTGCTTGTCATGAGTCAGTCCCGGATACATCAAGTTCTGCGCCCATAATGGCAATCTTGACCGGATCGTTGCCAGAAATTTCGTAGACGCGATCCCGGAGCTTCATGGTCATGCCAAGGCGACGCCACAACACACGCTTGCCGTATTCGCCCAGCTTGCCCATCGAACGAACGTGGTAGTTAGACCAAGTGTGGCCGCCATCATCAGACCATCGAAGCATGACCTTGGGGTCTGCGTAATCAGGGTTGGAAGGCTGAACAAGGTTAAAGGTTTGCGGAGTGGCGACACCCAAAAGGTCTATCAACACCTCGCCATAATAAGCGTAACCATTTACCAGTGAGGCTGAAGATGGCGCATATCCAAAAACTGGAGGCGTTGCAACTTCATTTCTTATGACGGTTGGAGCAACCGTATCAGCAATTGTGTAATCCCTGATGGAGTACCGGTTGTTCAATGAGCCAACGCTTTGAGACGCAATGATTGCGCCAATTCCGTTGTATATGCACAGGGCTGGGTAATTTGTTGATGCGTCGCTAGCAACAGCGCCTGGATGCGTTGATAGCAAATTCAAGTTAGCGTCAAACTTGATAGTGTTTCCAGTTCCAAACTCAACAACCCATATGTGGTTTTTAAAAGCGTCATACGCAATTGATGCTGTTGTAGAAAGCACATAATAAGCAGAAGGCGCAACAATACCTGGAGAAACAGGGGTAACATACTTGAACACCCTGTAATAATCTTTGGTTACCCAGTAAAAAGCGTTTCCAACTTTTACAGATGTGCTGGGCCAATAAGATGGAGACTGAAAAGAATAAACAGGGTTGTAAATTTGATCAACAGCAAACAAATATGTGTTTTTGTAAAAAACCAAACACCGCTCTGTTCCGCCAAGAAAATATCCATACGCCCACCAGTAATCCTTGGTGTTTGAAATCATGCCGGCGTAATTAGAGTTTCCAATAGTAAAGCTTGCAGCTTGACCAGCCCATGTCCCGCTTTCTGTGTCTACAACATTTCCATCAAGGTCATACTTGGTGGTGACATATGGAATGTTTGTTCCATTCCAGCTTGCAGGGGTTGATATGACAGTTTTGTAAATGTATGTGCCGTCGCTTTCTGTGCCGTATCTATCAGAAAGAGGAATTACTTGATCTTGAAGGCCAAAATCTGGATCGCCTATTTTTGGCGCATCATTCGCGGTAAAAGGAATTTGTCCTGAACCAACCTGCACATAGTTGATGTTGTCAGTGCTGACCTGAACTACAAAGTTCTTTACGCCATCGGTGCCAACGCCTTCAATAGCGATCTGAACCGGCTTAACACCAGCAGCAAATTGATACCCAACGTATTCACCTGATGATGTGTTGGCAAACCAAGGAGCGCCGCCACTAAACACGCCTGATGCACTGCCGCTACTGGCAAACGGTGTGCCGCCTGTGGCAATGTTTGGGCCGCCGATGGTGTCGTAAACAGCTATGCTGTTGATGGAGGTTTGCGTGCCTCCCCAGTTGTCACTAACTGTTACTCGTAGATAGGTGTATTCCTCTGCCGGAGCAGTGATAGGCCCACCCGTTTCCAGATCGAGTTGAAGTGTATGATGCGCTGTCCGGTTAAGATTGTTGGAGCCCGTTGGAAGCGCACGCCAAGAGCGTATCCAGCGTTGCCTCTCCTCATCATCCGCGAAGTAATCAAGATCAAGGGCGTAAATCCGACCGTCTTGATAGTCACCGACCAAGATTTGGTTTTCAAAGTTCGCCATGCAATTTGAGCGGTGGCGGTAGAACTGACCGTTTCTGAACGATGCCCGTTCATGCCAGGCATCCGTAGCCACATCATAGACCCACGTCTTGTCTGCTGACGGGAACGTCAGGACATAGAAGCTGTGGCCATCCTGCTGGTAGGTGTAGGCAATCGCATCTTCGATGTAGCGATAGCTCTGGATCGCAAATTCCACGGCATGGGTGCTGATCCTGCGAGCGTTGTAGCCCTCAGCCCGGTAGACGATCCCGTTACCACGGGCATCTTGGCCCAACCAAAACAGGGTGTTGTCGAGCTTGGCAACCGAAAACCCGGATGCACAACCAATCTCGTTGTACGCGCCTTGAATAGGGGCAAAGGGGAAGTCAACATCGCCACTGTAGTACCAGACCTCGATGCTGTTGGAGCCGAATATCCAAAGCTCTGTATGGTTGGCAATGATCGACTGGATCAGGTCAGGACTGATCTCAGCAAAGGCAAATTCCAGGGGATCAATCTGCGTGCCGTCGTAACCCGTAATCCAAAACTTCTGGCTGTTGGGTTCGTTGAAGATGAACAGGCCGTACATATAGGTGACTTGCACACAGCCTGGGAAGTCTTCATCTGTGATTTGGGCAAACACGTTGGTGCTGACGTTGTATATGAACCCGTCAGGGTTGCAGGCAATAAACAACTGATAGCCGTTGTCAGCCATCGACACCTGACCAGTGCCGGTGATGCTGCCAATTACAGAGCCGTTCAGGTTCTCATCCAGCTTGTACAGTTGGGTGCCAGAGGCAATGTACAGGTAGCCGCCAAACGACCACATCCCACGGATAGGGCCGTTGCCTACGGAGGTCACCAAGCGGCTTCCAGGGGCACGGTTCAGGTAACCCGCTTCCTTGCCGCCCTCGGGGATAGCCTCCGGGTAGAGGTTGACCATTTTGTTGTCGGCAGCATTGACCGACCTTGCGACATAAGAACTGCCAAGGATCGGCGTCTTCATCAGTAGTTCCCAGAATAGATGTTGAAGCGTTGACGGTTGGCAACCACGGCATACGGCAGGGTCATCAGGTCGTCTGGGTTGTTGATGCGCTTCAGATCGCGCTTGCTGGTCATAGCGATACGCTGCACCTGCGGAGATGGCTCAACACCAAACTCAGGGGCAAGCTCCATCGCAAGGTTGTAGCGCAACGCCCTTAGATAGCCAGGAGGCAGGGCAATTACGGTGTTTAATGCGGTGGGCTCTGTTAGCGGCTGAACCGATATGAAATGGAACTCCAAAGACCGGGTGGGCTTGGGGTAGATGTACATCTCGATGTCAGGGAACGTCATGTTGACGAACATCACCTGCGGGTAGGTCGAGGTGACCGTCTTGACCGCAATGCCGTTGTACTGGCTCTGGTTGATCATCTTGATGCCGTAAGACACGTTGGTCTGCGGATCACGGAAATAGGTGCTGTCATCAACCAAGATGGGTCGCAACTGAGGGCTGACACTTATGTCGCCGCTAGGCCCAAGGGTTCGTTTGATCTCGTTGACCGGCCAGGTATAGACCTGATCTTGGGTACAAAACACCGACAGCCGCTCAGTGTTCCACGAATCAATCATCTGGTTGAGAGCGGTGAGGGCGTCTTGGGACGTAGCAGCAGACGGGACTTCCGCCTCCGCTAGTTGTCCTATCAGCCTGAGAGCTGAATTGATCAGTTCACCAGCGGTTGCTGTCTGCGTCATGTCTTACCCCTGCTTGGGTGGTCTACCCCGTCTTTTGGCTCCGAGAGCGTTTACCGGGGCCTCGTATTCTTCATCTGCCTCGGGCTCATCCGGATTATAGCGCACCCAGCCGAAGCCCTCATCGTGGTCGGCCTCCATGTCGCTGATGGCGATCTTGGTGCCGTGTCTTGGATGTCTTAGATAGATATGGTGCATATAGTCAAAGGGGGCTGTTACACCCCCTTCTCCTTAGCCAGCGGCCATGATAACCCAGTCGGTTCCGTCACATACCAGCGTAGCCCACTTGCCAGCCGTAGCAGCAAGAATGGCAGTACCAGCAGTTCCAGAAGCCAAGGGCTTCACGTTGGAGCCAGCAGAAATGACAGTGTAAGTGCCAGACAGGTTCTTGATCGTGACTACGCGACCAACACTGGTCGAAGCAGTCGGGAACGTCACCGTGACATTGGCAGCCGAACCGTTTGCAATTACGAAGTTTTCAGCAGCGCCCAAAGTGAACGAAGCGGTCTTGGTGACCGGAGCGTTCAACACCTGTTGCGTGGCCGAAAGCGTAGTGAAAGAACCGGCAGCAGGAGTGGTTGCACCGATGACAGTGTTGTCAATCGTTGCGCCAACCAGTTGCTGGTCTTCATACGCGATACCAATAGATTTGGTATTAGGCATGATTGATCTCCTTGTAGAAAGGCCCCCGTTTCCGAGGGCCGATCAGATTAGCCAATGCGGTAGAGCGACCAAGCGCCATCGCCCGACTTGCGAGCGCGGAATGCTTGAGCAGTACCAGCAGTTGCAACAACAGTCATCAAGCCTACCAGCGTCCAACCAGTGTTGGTCGTCAGGGTGATAACCCCAGAGCCAGTGCCATCAACGTTGATTACAGAGAAGTCAAAAGTGTGCCCTTCGCGAGCAGAGCTAATGTCAGCTTCAAGATCGGCAACGGTCGGCAGTTGGTAGGAAGCAGCAGAGCCGCCTGGGCTACCAAGGATAAGGCCGTTGACCAATTGAGCAGACGTAAGCGTTGCAGACGCAGTCAGTGCTGCGGGAGCGGGGCGAGCAACCAAGACCGGTTCGCTGGTGTTGCCTGCGCCGACTTGGTAGCCAGAAGTTCCATTAGGAAGTGCCATGATCGTATTCTCCTATTCGTTAACCTATT